CCTTCACGCGATCGTGCACGAGTCGCTCCATTCGTTCTCCGACGCCGAGCCCGGGACGTACCTCTTCCGGCGCGGATGGGAGGAAGGCGTCGTCGAAGGCATGACGCGCGTGCTAGAGACGAAGGTAGGCGGGCGGATGGGTCTCGCGCAGCGGCCGGGCTTCCGGGCGTACCCGGAATTCGTGAACCCGCTCGAGGAGATGCGCGAGGCGCTCGGGATCGTCGGCGAGGACTTCTACGGGCGCCTCCTGTCGACGACCGCGGGCGAGCGGTCCGAAGAGGTGCGGAAGATGATCGCGGAGAAGCTCGCCGGAGCCGGGCTCTTCGGGAACCCGCTTCACCTCGAGGGCATCATGACGCGGCTCGAGAAGGCGCTCAACGTCTAGAGGCGCTCGAACGCCGCGATCAGGTGCGCGACGCTCTCGAGCTCCATCGCGACCTCGGTATCGTCCGGATGCTCCTCGAGGTAGGCGACGACCTCGGCGTACACGGCGCGGGCCTCCTCGAGCGTCCCGATGCGCGAGCTCATTCGGGCGCGCAGCCGCTCCCGATCGCTCATGGCGCTACCGGCTTCGCGATGATCGCGGCCGCGTCCTCGCGGGAGATCTGGTCATAGTGACCGTCGCCGCCGATGCCGTAGATCTTCCCGAAGAGGTCCGGGAACGCGACCCACGCCTTCCGCGCCGGGCTCCATAGAGCGAGCTCGAGGGATCCCTCGGGCGTGACGATCGACCGCGCTACGCCTCCGTCCGCGAGGTAGTACCGGGTGCCGACCTCGAATGGCATACGTGCCTCCTGTGCTCCGTCTCGATTGTACGTCTACCCGGCGGGCGCCGGATCGGAGGAGAACCGATCAACAGTCACCGGGCGCCCGCCGGGTAGACGTCTCGGATCCTACCTCCCGGCGATCGCGTCGGCGATCGCCGCATCCCGGACGTAGAGCGGGCAGTCCCACGGGGCCGCGGGATCGTACCCGCGCTTCCGGAGGATCCCGTCGGCCGCCGTCCGGACGGCCGGGGAGACGTCACGCTGCGCGAAGACGTAGCTCGCGCCGAAGTGCACGATCCGAGCTCCGGGCGGAACCGGGTCGTCGGTCGGCGGGATCGTGCCGTGCGAGCCGACCGTGCCGGGCGACTTGTGGCCGACGACCCGGCCTCGAGCGTCGACGATCGCGTCGACGTAGATCCCGAGGTCAATCATCCCGTCGAAGTCCTTACCGGCGAAGACGCCGATCACGTCGTCGACGTCCCGGCTCGAGGGCCCGTCCGTCCATCGGACGTTGATCGAGCTCCCGCCGGAGTAGACCTTCGAGCGGACGGAGAACCGCACGCCCGGGAAGGCGTCGGCGAGGGCGACGCGGACGCACTTCGCGGTATCGGCCGTGGAGATCCACGAGCGAGCGGACCGGGCGAAGGCGACCGGGTCGCGCCCGGTGCCGTCGAGCATCGCCCGCGTGAGATCAGTAGGGGATCCGTCCGGATTGGAGACGGGGCCGAGGTCTAGGTCAGTCACGAGGGGTCTCCGATCGTGTCGCGCGGGACGAAGTGCCGGTCGAATGGATGGGCGAGGAGCCGGCGGGAGGCGACGACGCCGGTCCCGGAGAGGCTCACGTCGACGAGCGGGTAGTCCGCCGGCGACAGGGCCCGAGCTCCGGAGAGCGCGGCGTCGAGCGTCGCGTACCGGGCGAGGAACGGATCGAAGTCGCTCCACCCGTGGTACGCCCGGACGGCGTAGGGAGTCGAGGTCGTCATGCGTCACCTCCGGGAGAGAGGGAGAAGGCGGCGTCGACGCCGGGCCCGAGGAGCCCGACGTCCGCCGGCCGGCAGTAGATCGTGACGCCGGCGTCCGTGCCGCAGAAGTAGCTCCGGACGACGAGCATCGCGCCCGCCGGGCAGTCGACCGGGTCGGCCGCGCCGTGACTCCACGGGGCCGGCACCCGGAGATGACCGATGCGGCCGCCGACGAAGTCGATCACGGCGACCTTGTCGACCGTCCCGCCGGACCATGAGAGGTCGAGGTGGAGCGGAGAGCTCCACATCGCGACCCGGACCTTCCGGCCGCGGTAGTCCGGGAACGTGGCGGCGAGGATCGCCTTCACGCGCGGATCCGACCGCGGAGCCGGGAGGGAGGAGGAGAGGGCCATCGAAGCCTCCTTCGAGGGGCGGTCCGGGCGCCGGTTCCGAGCTCGGCGCGGGGGACAACTAGAGTATGACCGTCCGCACTACGCCTGTCAAGTGCTAACCGTTCACACGTGCGCGGTACTTCCTTCGCGGTGTACGATCGCGTGCGATGGGCCGCGCGTGCCGTGGTCCCGCTCGAGGAGAGGCGACGCGATGGGCGAAGAGCTCGAGGATCTCGACGAGTCGCCGGCCGTCGGCGAGTACGCATGGAAGAGCGCGCCGGCGGCGCGCTTCGCACTCGACGAAGGGGCCGAGGGCGACGTCCTCGTCGCCTTCGCGAAGCTCAACGTCGTCGACCGCGACGGGCACGTCACGTACCCGGGCGCAATGCCGGCGGGCAAGAAGGTTCCGATCTCGGCCTACGGGCACACGTCATGGCCGGAGAAGGGAGCGAGGCTCCCGGTCGGGATCTCGGAGATCGGCGAGGACGGCGAGCTCGCTACGGCGCGCGGCCGCTTCCTCGTGGAGACGTCGCACGGGCGCGATACCTACCTCACCGTGAAGGCGCTCGGCGACCTACAGGAATGGAGCTACGGCTACCGCATCCTCTCGAGCGAGAAGGAGAAGCGGGACGGCCGGAACGTCCTCGGGCTCAAGGGCCTAGACGTCTTCGAGATCTCGCCGACGCTCGTCGGCGCGGGGATCGGGACGCGGACGATGGGGATCAAGAGCGACGAGACGGGGCCGCTTGCCGGCCTTCCGTTCGCCGAAGACTTCGAGCGCGTGCTCGCCGAGGTCGACGCGGTCGTCGTGCGATCGAAGAGCCTCCGCGACCTTCGAGCGAAGGAAGGGCGGGAGCTCTCGGCGCGGAACAGGGAACGCCTCACGAGGCTACGCGACGCGATCGCGACGCTCGAGGAGACTCGGGCCGAGATCGAGGAGCTCCTCACGAGGACGGAGCCCGGATCCGTCGAGGAGAAGAGCGCCGGCCTTCGGCTCCTTCTCGAGTACGAACGAACACGTGCGGCGCTCTCGGGCGTCGTCATCGGAGGGTAGATACCGTGGCATCGAAGCTTATCGAGAAGCGCGAGGAGCTCGCCGCGAAGCGGAAGGCACTCGCCGGGATCTTCGAGGAGGCGGGCGCCGACCTCGACATGGCAGCCGTGAAGTCGCTCGAGGGCGACTCCGCGACGAAGGCGGCGGAGATCCGCCGGCGCAATGACGAGCTCACGGGGCTCGGGAAGGAAGTCGACGAGCTCGTCGAGCTCGACGGCATCGCCCGGCAGACGAAGAGCGCGGAGGACGCCGCTCGCGGCGCCCGGTCCGGCCTCCCGTTCGCGGACGGCCGCGAGACGGAGCGGGGCGAGGCGCGCGCGAAGACGCTCGGCGAGCTCTTCATCGAGAGCGACGCCTTCGTCAAGTACGATCGCGTGACGCATCGCTCGCCGACCGTCGAGATCGACCTCGCGAAGACGATGGGCGACTACGTCGCCGATCACGGCGTCAAGGCGGCGATGGATCTCTCGGATCAGATCCGCCTCAAGGCGACGCTCACGACGACCGGCTACCCGCCGGAGTCGGTCCGGATCCCGCTCCTCGTCACGCCCGGCGAGATGGCGCCGACGGTGGCATCGCTCATGCCACAGGGGACGACCTCGCAGGGCTCGATCCCCTACATGGAAGAGACGACGACGACGAACGCCGCCGCCGAGGTCACGGAGGGCGACGCGAAGCCGGAGTCGACGCTCGCCTTCACGGAGCGGACCTCGACGGTCCGCAAGATCGCGACCTTCCTCCCGGTCACAGACGAGCTCTTCGCCGACGCGCCGGCGATGCGGAGCTACGTCGAGAACCGGCTCCGGACCTTCGTGATCCAGCGCGAGGACGGGCAGCTTCTCAACGGGGACGGCAACGCGCCGAACCTCCGCGGGATCCTCAACGTCGTCGGCATCCAGACGGAGGCGAAGGGTGCGAACCCGACGCCCGACGCGATCTACCGCGCCATGACGAAGGTCGCCGTCGGCGCCTTCCTCGACGCCTCGGCGTACGTGACGCATCACAACGATTGGCAGGAGGTCCGCCTCCTCCGCACGGTCGACGGGATCTACATTTGGGGCTCGCCCGCGGATCCCGGGCCCGAGCGGATTTGGGGCCTCCCGGTCGTGAAGACGACCCGGATCGCCGAGGGGACCGGCCTCGTCGGCTCCTTCCGCGACGCCGCGCAGATCTTCCGGCGCTCCGAGCTCGCCTTCGCGGTCTCGGACTCGCACTCGGACTACTTCCAGAAGAACCTTCTCGCGCTCCGCGTCGAGGAGCGGCTCGCGCTCGTCGTGTACCGGCCGACCGGCTTCTGTACGGTGACGGGCATCTAGGCGTAGATCCCCTCGAGGGAGGCTCTCCCCCCGAGCCTCCCTCGCACCTTCTCACCGCGACACAGGAGGACACGACGAATGGCGATCATCGAAGGGTCGGCGGTAGCCGGCTACACCTTCGCCGGCGACCCGACGGCGGCCGGCACCGCGGCGGTGCAGACGCTCACCTTCGGAGGGACGCCGACCGGCGGCACCTTCCGGCTCGCGCATCAGGGCTTCGTCACGGCGGATATCACGTGGACGGCCGTCGACGCGACGCTCGTCTCGAGGATCGACACGGCGCTCGAGGCGCTTCCGAGCATCGGCTCCGGCGGCGTCGTGACGGCGGACGTCACGCTCACCTCGGGCATCGGCGACGCATCGCTCACCTTCGGGAAGGCCGTCGTGTCGCTCGTCTCGATCAACAAGAACGCACTCACCGGCACGCTCCCGACGCTCGCCGTCGTGAACACGACGCCGGGCGTGCCGGAGACCGCGGCGGGCGCGCCGAAGGGCGCACTCCTCACGGACACGACGAACGGCATCCTCTATATCAACACGGGGACCGCGGCGGATCCCACGTGGACGAAGGTCGGCGCACAGACCTAGAAGGAGCGGACACGATGCCTGTCGCCTATCCGCTCCTCACCGGAACGGCGTCGCCGACGAACGGCGTCGACGAGGTGCAACGGATCACGCCCGGCGGGACGATCTCCGGCGGGACGTGGAGGATCACGTTCGAGACGGTACAGACGGCCGCGATCGCGTGGAATGCCACGGCGGCCGATACCCGGGCGGCGCTCGAGGCTCTCTCGAACGTCGAGCCGGGAGACGTCGTCGTCACGGGCGGACCGCTCGCGTCGGGTGCCTTCGACGTGACCTTCACCCGGAAGCTCGGCGGGATCGACCGGACACAGATCAGCCTACAGAGCTCGCTCACCGGCGCGGCGCCGACGATCACTCCGTCGACTCCAACGGCCGGCGTCCGCGGAACGTACCGCGGCGCACAGGGCGGCGCGCTCTTCGTCGACACGACGGCGGGCCGGCTCTACGAGAACAGCGGAACGGCGTCGACGCCCGTGTGGACGGAACCGCCGGTATTGTGAAATGGAAGACTTCGACGAGCTCGGCGCGTGCCCGGTATGCGGCGCGTCGGGCTCGTCGTGTCGCGACGTCATGAAGGGGCCCGGCGGGCTCCGGATCGTGCGCTTCGGAGAGACGGAGGCAGTACCAATGGTGCGAGTCGAGTACCGATTGTGGAAGGCGGCCGACGGGACAATCGTCCCGGACGGCGACGCGCGCGCGGCCTTCCTCTTCGCCGCGCCGGGAGACGAGATCGCCGAGGAGCTCGCGGCCGAGCTCGGCATCGGGCAGCCGGCGCCGAAGGTCAAGGTCACGGCGAAGGCGGGACGGAAGCAACGGGAGTCGGTCGAAGAGGCATCGGAGGAGTAGCTCGTGGCGACGTACATCTCGGCCGCCGAGCTCCGGGCGCACCTCGGCGGAGCGACCGGCGTCGACGACGCGGTCCTCGAGGACTACATCGACGCGCTCGAGGCGGAGATCGACCGGCGCTTCGGCGTCCTCGAGCCCGTCACGGTGCACCTCGAGCCGGCTCCGCATTCCGAGCTCCTCGTGCTCTCGCGGCGGGCCCGGTCGATCGTGTCGGTCGTCGAGTGGGACGCGGGCCCTGTCGAGGGACAGACGAAGACGACGCTCGCCGTAGACGACTACGAACGCCGCAACGCCTACACGCTCGCGCGCCTCGGGAACGGGACGAACCCGGGCTCGTGGTGGAGCCCGTACGGCGTCGACGTGACGTACCTCCCGCACGACGACTCGGCGGAGCGGAAGATCGTCATCGCCGACGTCGCGAAGCTCGAGAGCTCGACGATCGGGCTCGGGACCGTGGGCGGCTCGACGATCAAGATCGGGGAATACAGCGAGACGAGCGGCGGCGGCGGGTCCGGCGGCGGTCTCGACGCGAAGGTGCTCGAGGGCGGGCGAGAGAAGATCCTCGGCCGGCTCCGGCACCGGAGGCTCGTCTTCGCATGACGCGGATCCTCGACGTCCTCACGCAGTCGATCGAAGTCGTCCGCACGAGCTACTCGGCTCCGGATGCCGAGGGAGCCGACTACGGGCAGGGGACGCAGAGCGAGGCGGTCGTCGGGACGTACCGGGCCCTGATACAACCGCGGAACGCCGGCGCTCGCGACCGCTCGACGTCGACGGGCGAGGGCGCGACGGTGGGCCGCTTCGTCGCCTTCGTCGAAGGCGCGGCGATCGGGCACGTCGACGCCGACGACGTGATCCGGAAGGCGGCCGTCGACCCGGGCGCGAGCCTCGCCGGCGACTATGAGATCGTCTTCATATCGAACGCGGCCGGATGGGACCATCATCTCGAGATCGACCTCCGCCGAGTGGAGGCGTAGCCGTGGCCGGCAGGGTCCGCGTCGTGCCGAACGCACGAGGGATCGCCGAATTCCGGGAGCGTCTCTCGCGTGGTCTCCTCGCGGTCATGCAGGACGCCGAGCTCGAGGCGAAGCGGGAGACGCCCGTCCGGGGCGCGTACCGCTCCTTCGTGCCGGGCACCTCACCGATCGGCGGCACGCTGCGCGAGAGCGTGCACTCGGCCGTCTTCCTCGACGGGCGGCAGATCGCCTCGACGGCGAAGGGCGCGCTCCCTCCGGAAGAGGCTCCCATCGGAGGGAAGGTCGTCGGGTACGTCGGGACGAATTGCGGGTACGGCGCGTATGTCGAGCTCGGCACCCGGCGGATGCAACCGCGCCCGTACCTCGGGCCCGGCCTCGACGCCGCGATGCGACGCGCGCCGGCGACCTTCACGCGGGCGATGGGGAGGGCGAAGCCGTGACGGAGCTCGGGCAGATGGTCGATCCGACCGGGAAGATCGTCGTCGAGCTCCGCACCGATGCGCGGATCCTCGCGCTCGTCGGGACCGTCCCGGGCGACGCGACGAAGGTACAGGTCTTCGGCGGCGAGGCGCACAAGGATGCAGCCGGCGCCTACGTCATCGTCCGCCGGCTCGGCCCGATGGTCCGCGCGAAGCGTGCGCCATTCGGGCGCTTCCGGATCATCGTCGACGCCTACGGTCACACGCCGGCGGAGGCGGCGAAGCTGGCCGGCTACATCTCGGACGTGCTCGCGACGCGGGGCCCTAGAACCTCGGCCGCGGGTGTGGCACTCTATCTATCAGTCGAGGACGTCGGCCCGCAAGCGTCGCTCGATCCGGACACGGACGAACCCGTAGAGCGGACGATCTACAGCTACTCCGCGGCGCTCGCTCAGGCGGGCTCATAGGGTCGCTCGGCTCGAAGGGTCGACGATCGAGAGGAGGAACGGTCAATGCCTGTCACCGCGACGACGGCACAGGAGATCTTCATTGGCGCCGGCGACGTCTACGTCGACGACGTCGCGGTCGGAGCGACGATGGAGGACAACGTCTTCCGCGTCGTGCAGGAGAAGGGGACGCCGGACCTCAACGGAGTGCCGGGCCCGCTCCTCGGTCTCGACTACATCTCGAGCGAGACGGCGGAGCTCGAGGTCACGATCCCGGAGCTCGGGACGGACAAGCTCGCGTACGCGGTCCCGGGCGCGACCGCGCTCGCACAGGATGGGATCGGCGTCGTCCTCGGCGGCGGCGGCTCGGGCACGCTCGCGGCCGACTCCGCGATCGGCGCGACGAATATCAGGGTCTCGAGCGTGACGAATATCACCTCGGGCGACATTCTCCAGATCGGCGCGGCCGGAGCTCGCGAATTCCGCGAGGTCGTCACCGTCGGCACGATCGGCGCCGGTGGCACGGGTATCGACCTCGAGGGCGCGCTCAGCAAGGCGCACACGACGGGCGACGCCTACGTCGAGATCGTCTCGACGACGCTCGCGCTCGACGCTCCGGCCGGCTCGACGAACCTCAAGGTCGCAGCCGTGACCGGGCTCGTCATCGGCGATTACGTGCGCTTCGGCTACCCGGGAGAGCAGGAGGTCCGCAAGCTCACCTTCGTTGGGACGACGGGCCCGGCCGGCACCGGGATCTCCTTCGCGGTTCCGACGGCGCTCGCGCACCGCTCCGGCGACTTCCTCCTCGAGCAGACGAACGAAGGTTCGACGACGATCACCTCCGGCACCGGCACCGCGCGGCGGATCCCGTCCGCGGCGTACCACAAGTGGCAGCTCCGGGTGCCGGGTCTCGACGGGCGCGAGGTCCGCTTCACGCTCACGAAGGCGATCATGACGGAGAACGCCGAATTTACGGCGACCGACGACCCGGAGGCACCGCTCGCTCCGCGCCTCACGCTACAGGCGCGGTGGGATCCGGCGGCTCCGACGACCTCACCGTGGGCGATCGAGCGCATCGGCCCGACGGCGTAGCGGAAGATGGCGCGATCGGAAGAGGACGTCCTCGGGGCGATCCTTCACGTGACCGTGGGCGGCCGGGAGCGCGAGCTCCCGGTCCGTACCATCGCGTCGGCGCGTGCATGGAAGGCGGAGCTCGTGAAGGTACTCGCCGGCCGGATCGGCGAGATGCGCTTCGACTCGATCGAGGACACGGGAGCGATCGCCTCGGCGGTCGGCGACCAGATGCTCGATCTCGTCGTCGCGTATGACGAGAGCGCGGCGCTCGGCGGGCGGGAGTACCTCGAGGCGAAGGCAACCGACGCCGAGATCTATCTCGCCTTCCGGTCGATCCTCGAGGTGAGCTTCCCTTTCGTCCGAGACCTCCCGGCGGTAGTGGCCGTGCTACAGGCACTCGCCGCTTCCGCTCCGTCTCTCGCGCCGAGACCTACCTCGTCCTCATTCGGGATTGGGGCCTCGGCGGACCCGGACGACTCGAGCGGGAGCTCACCGAAGAGCAGCTAGAGCTCTTGTGGAGGACGGCCGGCGACGACGAGATCCGGCGCACGAAGCGCAGAATGCGGGAGGCGTACGTGACGGCGAGGGATGCCTTCGGGATCGTCTTCGCGAGCGCGTACGCACGCAAGGGCACGCGCCCGCGGGTGCCGAAGCTTTGGTATCTCGAGGATGACGAAGCGGCTCCGAAGGGCCTCACGGGTGCCGCTCTCGAGACGGCCGTCAATCGCCTAGCGATCATCTTCCCGGACCGGGTGCACTAGTGCCATGACACAGGTAGCCGACGCTTACGTACGGCTCGTCGTCGACGAGGCGCAACTCAATAAGGATCTGGCCTCGGCCTCCGGCAAGGCGGGCACGGCCGCGGCCGCCGGCGGGGCGACCGTCGGCTCCCGCTTCGGCTCGGCCTTCTCGAAGGCGTCGACCGGCGCCGGCGCGGCGGCGGGGACGTTCCTCGTCGCGGGGATCGAACAGGCGACCGCCTTCGAGGATCAGCTTCGGACGATCAATACGGTAGCCGGGCTCTCCGACGACGTCCTCGGGAAGATGGGCGACGACATTCAGGCGCTCTCCCGGGAGACCGGGAAGACGACCGAAGATCTCGCCGCGGGAATGTACGATCTCGTCTCCGCCGGCGTGCCCGCGGGCGAGGCGATCGGCGTCCTCCGGGACTCGGCGAAGCTCGCCGTAGGGGCGCTCGGGACGACCGGCGAGACCGTCGACCTCGTGACGTCCGTCATGAACGCCTACGGGATGGAGGCGAAGGACTCCGCGAAGATCACGGACGTCTTCGCGAAGGCAGTCATGGACGGCAAGGTGACGGCCGCCGAGCTCGGGACGTCGATCGCCCGGGTCGCTCCGATCGCCGCACAAGCCGGTATCAGCATGGAGGAGCTCTCGGCCGGCTACGCGCTCCTCACCGCGAAGGGCGTCCCGGCGGCCGAGGCGTCTACACAGATGCGGAGCGCGATCTCGGCGCTCCTCACGCCGAACGCGAAGCTCCTCGCGATACAGGAGAAGACGGGGATCCAATTCGCGAAGCTCGCGAAGGAGAAGGGCCTCTCCGTCGCGCTCGAGGAGCTCCGGAAGAGCGTCGGCGGATCCGACGAGGCATTCGCGGCCGCGCTCGGCTCGATCGAGGCGTACGGCTTCGCCGTCAACGTGACCGGCGAGAACGCCGACGCGATGGCGCTACAGATCGAGGAGTCGGGCAATTCGGCCGGCCTCGCGGCCGCGCAGTACGCCGAGAAGTCGAAGAGCGTCGCGGAACAGGGGAAGCGGCTCGTCGCGACCTTCGCGACCTTCGCGCAGGACGTCGGCGGGCCCTTCGTGGGCGGGCTCGGGCAAGCCGTCTTCGCGCTCAATCAGCTAGGGCAAGCCTTCGGGATCCCGCTCCCGGCCGCGAAGATCCTCGGCGGCGTCATGGGCGGCTTCGGAGGGAAGCTCATCGGGAAGCTCGGCCCGCGCTTCACGACGGCGATCGCCGGGGCGACGGCGAGCGGCCTCGAGGAAGGCATGGCGCAGGGGATCGGCGCCGTCGGGAAGAGCTCGAAGATCGGCGGGGCGATGGGGAAGCTCGGCTCCTTCATGGGGTCGAAGCTCGGGAAGGGCCTCTCGGTAGCCTTCGCCGCGATCGCGATCGTCGAGGTCGTGAACACGTACAACGAAGTGAAGGCGGGCCTCGACTCGCAATCCGAGGAGATCTCGGCCGGGATCGCGGCACAGATCAAGGGCGGAACGGACGCGCAGATCGCCGCGTCGAAGTCGGCCGTCACACAGGGCCTCGCCGACCTCAACGGCGTTTGGGACGCGGGCCTCTTCACGAATGACACGCGCGCGAAGCTCGAGGCGGACCTCGCGGCGCTCGAGGCGGAGACGGCTCGGCGCGCGACCGCGGCGGGCCCGGCTACCGGCGCGGCGCTCGCGGCAGGAGCTCCGGCCGTGGCGGCGGGCGCGGCCGCGATGGCGGAGCCGATCCCGGCGGAGACGGCGGCGGCAAGCGAGGCGGCGGCGGCGGTAGCCGCGAAGACGCCGGGCGAGATCGCGGCCGCAATCAACGAACGCCGCGACTCGGCGAAGTCGGCGATGGTGGCGCTCCGCGAGGCTCTCCTCGCGCCGATGACGCCGGCGAAGGAGCGAGCTCGCCTCATCGGCTACCTCACCTCCTCGGCTCTCGCCGAGGGCCTCCGATCGAAGGATCCCGCGATCCGGGCACAGGCGGCACAGACGAAGGCGGATTGGGAGGCGGCGCTCGCGCAGCTTCCCGTCGGCGCGAAGGGTCTCGGGGCGAACACGGCCGCGGCGCTCGCCGAGGGTCTCCGCTCGAAGGATCCGGTCGTCCGTGAGAACGCGCGGCAAGTGAAGGCGATCGTCGAGGCGCAGATCGCGGCGGCGAAGGCGAAGGCGGCCGGCGCGACGGCGGCCGCCGATTACGCGGCCGGGATCCGCTCGGGGACCGGGGCGGTCGGCACCGCGGCGACCGCGCTCGCGACGACGGTCGCGACGAAGATCCTCGCCGGCGTCAATGCGGCCGGTCAACGGGCGGCGAACGCGGCGCCCGGGCGTGCCTTCGGCGGGCCCGTACAGGCGGGCGTCGCGCGCCCGGTCGGAGAGCGCGGATGGGAGCTCTTCGTCCCGGAGGTCGACGGGCGCGTCCTCTCGCACGCCGACTCTATGGCCGTCGCGTCCGGCGGCGGGGCCGGCGGAGGGACGACGGTCAACGTCTACAATCCGACGCCCGAGCCGGCGTCGACCTCCGTCGAGCGTGAGCTCCGGAAGCTCGCCTACATGGGAGTCGTGGCATGACGACGCTCGCGATCCGGCCGGATCGGTGGACGTTCCGCGGGACGGACCTCTCGAGCTACACCGTGCTCGTCGCGAAGGTCGACGGGGCCGAGGATCTTCCCGTGCTCCGCGGCTCGAACATTCCCGTCCCGAACCTTCCCGGGCAGATGTACGCGCCGAAGCTCCCGGACACGAAGCGGCTCGCGCTCGCGCTCCACGTCACGAACATGGACGCGAGCGGCGGCCTCACCTCGCCTACGCAGCTTCGACAGGCACAGGCGAACCTCGAGACGCTCCGCAAGCTCTTCGCGATCCCGGGCCGCGGAGCTCTCGTGCACGTGCTCCCGGACGGGAGCTCGAGGACGGCACAGGCGGAGGCGGTCCGCTTCCAATCCGTCGACCCGGAGTACGGCCGGCACGCCTTCGGGGCGATCGTCGACTTCGAGCTCGCCGACCCGTACTTCTATGGCGCGGACGTCGTCGTCGGGCCGACCGCGATCGCCGCGTCTCCGACCGATCAGGCGATCACGCACCCGGGAGAGCAGCGCACGAACCGGATCCTCCTCGACTTCGTCGGGCCGATCTCGAACCCGCGCGTCACACAGACGACGACCGGGATCTACGTCGAGTGCCTCGTGACCGTCGCCTCGGCGAAGCATCTCCTGATCGACTGTGCGCTCTTCACGGCGACGAATGATGGAGTGAACGCGATCGGTTCGATCCGGCACTCCGGGGACTTCCGATGGATGATCCTCGAGCCCGGGGCGCAGACGCTCCGCGTCACGTCGACGGCTCCCGGCGGCACGCTCACGACGACGGCGGGCGCGCCGTATCACGCCTAGAGGAGCTCGACGATGGCCTACACCGCACTCCCGGATCGCCGGATCCCGTATGACAACGATGGGACGGTCCTCGGCTACAGCGTGCCTACGTGGGGCGCTACGGAGGCGTCGGAGATCGCGAACGGCGTCGTCCTGTGGATGACCGGCGCCGACATGATCGAATGGAATGATCCCGACTACGTCGGCCTTTCGTCCGCCAACATGAGTCTCGACGGAGGCGTCGGGCGGAACGCACAGGCAATCTGGCTCTTCATGCCCGAGCAGCGCGAAGTCACCGCGGCCTATGCCGGGCTCAACGTGGTCACGGCCGCCGACGGATCGAACCTCGGGCTCTTCTATGGCTCCAATGACACGACGAACGGCGTAGACGGCACGTGGGAGGCCGCGTCGTGGTCGTCGGGCGTCGGGTCGGGTGCGAAGTCTCTCGACGGATGGAGGCGGGGGATCAAGCCTCTTTCTTTCACGGGCGGCAAGAAGGCGATCCGGTTCACGCAACATCTCGACGTGTCGGCGTCGATCACCACTCTCCACGTCTACGGAGAGAAGCAAGCCGGACAGACTCCCGACGACGTGATCTTCATCAATCACGATGACACGCCGGGCGTCGAATTCACCGCGCCCGAGGACTTCGGGGATCAGCCGCTCGGGACGACGGTCGTCCGGCAATTCCGGCTCAAGAACGTGTCGGGCACGAAGACGGCGAACACGATCAACGTCCAATGCAACGACTCCGACTTCGCGATCTCGGAGAACGGCTCGACGTGGGTCGTCACGATCAATATCACAAGCCTGTCGGCGGGCGCCGAGAGCGCGACGCTGTACGTCCGATGCACGACGCCGGCCGTCGGCGCGCTCCTCGGCCCGCGCTTCGCCCGGATCGTCGTCACCGTCGCAAGCTACACGTAGAGGAGCTCGAGGATGGCACTCGCAACAGGGGCCGCGGTCTCCGCGAATACGGTGACGTGGACGACGATCGCAACCGTCACCGGCGACGGTACGAAACAGGTCATCGGGTGCGCGGCGTCGTGCGACGGAGACGTCGCGCTCGCGTTCGAGGTCCGGATGCAGATCAACGGATCGAACGTCATCGCTCCGTTCCGAGTGCCGGCCGCACAGGCGGGCGTCGTCTATGACTCGCCGACGACGATCCCGAACGGGCAAGCGTGCATCGTACAGGTGCTCCACGCGAAGGGATCCGCGACGACCTTCTCCGCGACGCTCTTCGGGAGCTAGGTCGTGTACGCGCTCGCGACCTCGGCCGGTCCGCGGCTCGCGGGCGCCTTCATGCGGAACGTGCAGACGCGCCTCACCTCGCCGACCTCCGGATCATCGAATACCTCCTCGACAGTCACGCTCCGGGCAGTCGCGCTCGATCCCTTCCGTCGCTCTCTCGCGGTCTCCTTCCAACTGGACCGCTCCGGAGCCTTCGGGTCTCCATCGCAACAGACGAGCGCGAACGTCAACGGGACAGGATGGGCGGACACGCCGATTGCGTGGGCCTCGACGGCGATCAGTAACGGGCAATGGTGGTATCGAGCCCGGGCGGTCTCCGTCGCCATCGGCGCGGGTCCGGGCGTGACGTCGAGGTACGCCGGCGCGGTCGGCTTCCTACAGGCGGGCGGGGCGGGTATCACGCGCTCGCTCTACGTCTACGTCAATAAGGGGATATGGGCGACGACTGTCGAGGCGCGCTCGCTCTACGTCTACGTCAATAAGGGGATCTATCCGGGCGTCCTGTCGATCCTCTCGCGGAGCCTCTACCTCTACGTCAATGAGGGCTTCGTCTCGGTGCTCGCGTCGCGCTCGCTCTATCTCTATGAGAACGTCCGCGACGGCGAGGTCTTCCCGTTCCTCAATCATCTATCGCCGGAAGAGCAGTACGTCGGCGGACAGGTCGACCTCTTCGGGGACGGCTTCGGGCAGTACCTCGACGCGCGCGCGTCGGCGACGCTCACCGTCTCCTCGACGAATGGCGGCAACGTCGCCGACTTCGTGCGCGATGGGAGCTCGGCGGAGTGGCAGTCGACGAGCGGCGCGGCGGCGTGGATCCGCTTCACGTGGGGCGCGGCGAAGCGGATCGTCGCGATCGTCCTCGAGGGGTCGCGACTCGGCGGTACGGAGTGGGGCGTCCCGCTCTTCCGCTTTGACGACGCGAGCTCGCAGAATGGCGGCGTCGCGGTTCCCGCTCCGGTGCTACCCGCCGGGTCGTCGGCGGAGTACCCGGTCGGAGGCGAGCGGGTCGTCTACTGGCTCGCGACGCCGAAGGTCTCGACGTACGTCGAGGTCGCGATCGCCTCGGGCGGAGGAGGCACGAACCGCGGGCTCTCGGAGGCGTGGGTCATCGAAGAGATCGTGCCGGCACAGGCGGCCGAGACCGCGCGCGCCGTGCTCAATCTCGGGCTCCTCACGGAGCAGAACATGGGGATCGTCGCGTGGCAGAACCGGAGCCCGAACCTGTACCCGGCGAATAGCGGCGTTGCGCTCGGGCCGGCGGCGACGGTCACGGTCCCGACCGGCGCGGTCTCGGGCCTCGTGCACGTCGAGGAGTCGACGTAATGGCGATCCGGACGTCGGGCGGGAAGCACCTCGAGATCCTCGAGCCCGGGGCGCTCGTCAATCTCCCGATCGAGGTCGACGTCTACGATGGCGGATCGCCGGCGACGATGCTCGCGACGATCGAGCGGGCACAGGACGCGGCGCTACAGCTACAGCTATCCGAGCTCGGCGCCGGCCGCTTCGCGATCGCGCGCTCCGACCCGAAGGCGACGGCCGCCATTCTGGCGAAGGGGAACCTCGTCAAGATCAAGACGGGCGGCGTCTACCGCGGCGCGTGGTGGATCGAAGAGCCCGAGACGATCCTCACCTCGACAGACGAGGCAGCCGGCGAGCTCGTGAAGGTGGCCGGCCGAGGAGCTCTCGCGTACCTCGAGCAAGCGGTCGTCTACCCGCCGGTATGGCCGACGGCCGCCGGCGCGTACCGCTCGGCCTCGCACGCCGCGAACGTGGACGCCGGAGCGACGACGATCGTCGTCGGCAAGCCGGCCGGCACGGCGAACGGCGACGTCCTCATCGCGGCCGTCGGCTTCGTGGGCGGGAGCTCGAAGGTGATCTCGCCTCCGACCGGATGGCGGGAGATCCGGCGCGAGGACAACGGGACCGCGCTCGGCGTCGCGTACTACCGCAAGCCGGCGACGACGTCGGAACCGGCGACCTATCAATGGGCCTTCTCGACGGTCACGAAGGCAGTCGCGAACGTCATCGCCGTACAGAATGTCTCGAGCGACTTCACGCAATACGGCTTCGCCGCGGCCTCGAGCGGAACGGGGAGCTCGATCCGCAATCCGTCGCTCGACGTAGCGACCGTCGACGGGATCCTCCTCACCTTCGCCGCGGCTACCGCGGGCTCCGGGATGACGCCTCCCGTCGGGATGACGGAGGCGACCGACGACGCGCAGCGGTCGACGTCCCGCGTCATGGAGTCGGCCTACCTCATCGGGCCGGCGCTCGGGTCGACGGGTGACAAGAACACGACGAACACGACGGGCGCGGCGTGGATCGGCGCGCAGATCTTCCTCCCGTCGACGGCGACACTCGACGTAGCCTTCGGAGGCGACACGCCGGGCGCGATCCTCGAGACGTTGATCGACCGCGCACAGGCGCGCGGGGCCATGACGTACCTCACGTATGACTTCTCGGGCACCGCGGACTCGGCCGGGCAGCCGTGGCCGGACACGTTCGAGCTCACTTTCCACGCCGGGACGTCGCTCCTCGACGTATGGCGGCAGCTTGTCGCTCTCGGCGTCGAGGGAGAGATGACGCACGATCTCAAGCTCTCCGCCTACGTCGACCGGAGCCGGGACCGGACGGGCGACGTCATTCTCCGCAAGGGCTATCACTTCCTCGGGAACGTCTCGAACGTCGGGCACCTCTCCGGGCTCCGGACCCGGCTCCTCGTCGAAGGCGCCGGCGGCCGACTGATCGAGGTCGGCCCGAGCTCGCTCGAGGCGAACCCGAAGATTGCGCGGCGCGAGGGATACGTCGCGATGGCGACCTCCGACGCCGCGACGGACCTCGCGCGCGCGGGGACGAAGAGCCTCGAGCTCGGGGAGCTCGAGGACGGGGCCCGGTCGATCCCGGTCACGCACGGGCTCCTCTCCGCGGGCCTGTACGAACCGTGGGAGGACTACCGGACGGGCGACGTGATCGGGCTCGATCCGGACGGGACAGGCGTCTACTCCGAGGAGCGCGTGATCGGGATCACGGTCGCGCAAGCCGGACCGCTCGACTACGGCGTCACGCTCGCGCTCAATTCGGTCGTCCTCGAGGCGGCGATCCGGATGCGGAGGGAGCTCGACGCGCTCGCCGGATCGGGCTCGAGGAGCTCCGGAGGGAGCTCGCTCGGGCTCGGCGGAGGAGGGAGCTCGAGCGGGGGCGCCTCCGCCGGTCTCGTGGCGGCGACGGCCGGCGACGCGACCGGCTACCTCATCGACAAGATCTCTGTCTCGCCGAAGCTCTCGAAGGTGCTCGGCGGCGTCTCCGGGAACCGTCAAGTCGCGCTCGACGTGAACGTGCCGGCGCTCGGATCAGGCACGCCGGACGGGACGCGCTTCCTTCGCGATGACGGCTCGTGGTCGCTCCCTCCGGGCGGCGGTGCCGCGACGCCTTCCGCCTACGGCACCATCGGCGCCGGAACCGGGGCCGGCGTGAAGACGCTTACCCTGACGGTCTCGGGAATGACTCTCGTGAGCACGACGCGGCTACGGGTCGACACGGCGGGGATCTACCTCGTCCACGCGCAACAGCTGATCCAGAGCGGCGGCGGGCTGTATTGGGGGATCTATAAGAACGGGGCGTGGGTGGCGCACTATTACAACGGCGACGGCTTGTTCGCGGACCGGATCGTCACGATCATGACTTACTTCGCGGTGAACGACTACGTCGAGGTCTACCAGTCCGCGAGCGTATCGAATGCGTGGTCCGGGACGCACTCGTCGTTCGCGATGCACAAGGTCTGACCCGCGTAGACTTGCGGCGAACAGGAGGGCGACCCGTGGCAGAAGCGAAGAGCGAACCGATCGAGGAGAAGCCGGTCCTCGAGCTCGAGGAGAAGGTCGCTCGGCGCGACACGCGGCGCGCGGAGCTCAAGGCGAAGCTCGACGACCCGGACGGGAGGGAATGGCACCGGAAGGCGCGCGCGAAGTGGCGCACGGCCGAGGAGCTCGCGACCGTGCTCGGCGTCGAGACGATCGAGATGTACGATCCCGAGCCGCTCCCGGACTTCCGGGCGAGCGCGCCCGCGCACGTGACGCGCCCGGACGTCTACGGCCGCTTCCTCGTCGACCGCGACACGCTCGTCGTGCACGACGTCTACGCCTCGAGCGAGGAGTGCGGGATCGACGGGATCCGGAACGGGACGTACGTGCACTTCCTCTCGGAGCTCCTCGAGACGATCGAGGAAGAGACTCCGTGCGCGGCGTGCATCGGCGCGTGACGTGGAGCTCCTCCTCTCGGGTGTAGGGCCGATCCTGATCTCCGTAGCGATCTCGCTCGGCGGGGCGCTCGTGATCTCCCGGTACGCCGGTCCCGCACAGGCGGCCTACGTCGCCGCACTCGAGAAGAGGCTCGCGATCGTGACCGCGGAACGCGACGAGCTCGACGACGACGCCGGCGGGCTCCGGGGCCGGATCTCCGAGCTCGAGCGACAGGTCGAAGAGCTCCGCACGCTCGGCAACGCGAAGGATCGCGAGATCGCCGACCTCTACCGACGGCTCGACGCCGACGAGCGACGCCTCACGGCCGACGAGAAGAGGCTCCCGCGATGACCGAAGAGATGACGCTCCGTAGCGTCCTCGCGCTCCTCGCGACGCCTTCGGTGATCGTCGGTCTCGTGCTCGCCGGCGCCGGCTACGGGCTCACGTTCCTGTGGTCGGTCGACGTCCGCGATCCCGTGCGGCTCTACGGGATCGCCGTCGTCCCGGGTCTCGCCTTCCTCGCGCTCCTCTTCGGGCTCCGGCTCGCCGCGGGCGTCGCGAGCCCGGTCTATCCTGTGCTCATCGCCGATTGGCTCCTCTTCGCTAACGTGGCATTCGGCGCGGTCATCGCTCGCCGGCGCTTCGTCCGGCGGCGCCTCGGGACAGGAGACAAGGAATGACGGAGGAACCGATCTACGGTCTAGGGGCGCTCCCGAACCCGCCCGACGCGCGGGACTACCCGGTCTCGGCGCTCTACGCGGCCGAGGGGCTCAATCCGACGCCCGTCGCCGCGCTTCCCGTGAGCTACCTCGCGCCGGGAATGCCTCCCGTGCTCGATCAGGGCGCGACTCCGCAATGCACCGCGTTCTCTACCTCGGCAATGAAGGCGTGGATGGATCGCCGGGATCAGGGGCGGTACTTCGACTTCGACGAGGGCCTCTTCTTTCGGCAGATCGGCGGGACGGCCGATGGCGCCTTCACGCGCGACGCCTTCGCGCAGATGCGCTCGGCCGGCTACCCGGTCGTCTCCTCGGGCGACGCCTCGGCGCACAGGATCGCCGCCTACTACTCCGTCCCGGCGACGTACGCGGAGCTCAAGGCGGCGATCTACGATCTCGGGCCGATCGTCATCTCGACGGCATGGTATCGGTCATGGTTTACGCCGGGCCCGGACGGAGTCCTCCCGGCTCCGAACGTGATCGTCGGCGGGCACGCGATCGTCGCCTACGGATGGAGCGCGAAGGGCCTCCGGCTCCGCAATTCGTGGGGCCGCTATTGGGGGTCTCTCGACGGCGACTGCATCATGGCGCCGTACCAGATCGCCGCGCTTTGGGATGCGTGGAAGGCGGTCGACCAGATCGTGCACCCGATCCCGTACGTGCACACGGTCGACGTCCTCGCCCGGCCGAGCCTCAACGCCCGGAGCTCGCCGTCGACGGCGGCCGCGAAGATCGCCTCGCTCGCGTACGGGCGCGACCTCGCGACGACGCGCCTCGAGAAGTACGGCGGGAAGTACGTCGCGAACGGCGTCGCGCGGACCGATTGGCTCGAGGTCAAGATCAGCGCGACCCGGAAGGGATGGGTCGCGCGCGGCTATACCCGGCTCATCGGGTAGGAACGGAGGGAGCATGGAAGTCTCGGAGCTCGCGACGCTCGGCGGAGTCGCTATCGTCGTGACGATCCTCGTCGAAGTAATCAAGCGGGCGGCCGCGATGACGGAGGAGGCGATCGCTCGCTTCGGTCCGCTCCTCGCCGTCGTGCTCGGGTGCGCGATCGCGATCGGCGCGGCGGCGTACACGGGCGGCGATCTCGTCGCCGGGGCCCTTACCGGGCTCCTCGCCGGCGCGAGCGCCTCGGGCATCTACAGCTACGCGAAGGGCGTCCGCTCGTGAAGTGGGCCCGGGTCCGCTCGTGGCACGCGGTCCGGACGTTCCTCCTCGGAGGTTCCGTCGAGACGTATTGCGGCCGCGTGATCGCCTCGCCCGCTCCGATCGCCGAGGATCTCCCGGCGGAGAAGTCGTGCGAGACGTGCCTCCGGATCATCGCGCGGGCGGCCGACTCCGGGTAGATCTCACCGCCGGAGGACACAGAAGGGCCCGAGCTCCTCGGAAGAGCTCGGGCCCTTCGTGCTACTCGCCGCGGATCAGGACGACGGTAGCGAAGGCGAGGGCGATCGTGACGGCCGCGATCGCGAGGATGGCGAGAGCATCGGTCGCGTTCACCGCGACGTGGGCGCCGAAGTAGATGATCGCGCCGGCGAGGAACGCCGGGACGACGACCCGGTCGATCGTCTTCATCGCGGCACGACGCGGTAGCCGGACCGCTCGAGGGTCCGGAGGAATGCCTCGACGCGGTCGCGCCGGGGATTGATCTCCATCGCGGAGAAGGAGGAGCTCCGCTTCATCCTATCCGCCTCTCGCTTCGACTCGTGGATCGCGAAGTCGATCGCGTACTCGAGGTCCGTCATCGGTCGCCGTACAGGTAGCGGAGCTCGAGCTCCGAGAGCCCGACCTCCTCGGAGAGCCGGGCGACCTCGGCCCGGATGATCGGCTCGAGGGCGAGGAGGTCGCCGCACGTGACGTCCCGTTGATCCTCGAGGACCGTCGGCGACCGGGCGGCGCCGGCTTGTGTGATCCATTCGTCCCATTCGGCGAGGCGGTACGAATTGCCGGTCTTCGTCTTTACCTCGCGCTCGACGACGACCCGGACGCCGATCCATCCGTAGAGCTCCGACTCCTCGAAGTGGAAGCGGCGACCGACGAGGCGCCGGCACAGGGCCGAGAGTCGGAGGATCCCGCCGGCGCGTTCGATCGACGACTGGCCGAGCTTCCACGAGATCATAGGCTCCGCGGTCCATCGTCCCGGCCTCGCGGGGACCGGCTTCGGGTCGGGCATCTCGAACGTGACCGATGGATTGGCTCGGCGGCCTTCGACGGCCGTCTCCTCGTGCGTGTGCATCCTCACCGCGAGGTGGGCTCCGGAGTGGTAGCCGTACGCCTCGAGCGAGAGCCCGCTCGGGAGCTCATAGACCTCGAGGCGGAGCCCGGTCCGATCATCGCAGATCGTCATCCCCGAGTCGTCCCGGACGATCCGGATCCGCTTATCCATGCCTTCCTCCTCTCCCGAGGATCGCCTCGGGCGTTCCGAGCCGGTCGATCAGGCGCTCGGCCTCGACGTACCGGCGGGTCTCCGGCGCTCCGGCATCGTGCCACGTGCGCCGGCTCATCATGGCGGCGAACCTCCGCCGGGCCCGGGCGTCCGCCCGGTCGACGATCCGGCCGAGCCGGCGGTAGCGAGCTCCGAGCGACCTCATGATCCCGATCCCCACGGGTCGCTCGTCGTGATCTTCCCGTCGACGAACCCGGTCGCCATGACGGCGTGCCCGGGATGCACCGCGACGACCTCCTCGGCCGTTTCCGCAATCGCGACGAGGGCGGGATCGACGCCGGCCGAGACGAGCTTCTCTCGGCCGGACCTCGTGAGCTTCGGCACCCGGTCCGGGATGGGCCCGTGGTCCGGGTAGCCGTCCGGGAGCGGGCTCACGTGGGCGTAGGCGAACCGCGTCGAGTAGTACCGGACCGCGCGGCCGCAGATCCGGCAGACGAAGCCGTCGGCGGTCACTTCGCGGCCGCCTTCGCGCAGGGCGCGAGCTTCGCGCGAGCATCATCGAAGCGCGCCCACGTGAGCGCGTCAAGGGCGCTCGGGTGCCCGTCGGAGAGGACTCCGCCTCCGCGCGCGAAGAGGCGCGGCAGATGGGCGCACCCGTCGACGTGAACCTGTAGCGCGCCGACGACCGGCGACGCGACGCTGTAGGTCGTCACGAGGCACCTCCCGGAAGGTCGTCGCCGTAGTGGCACCAGACGCACACGAGCCCGCCGGCGGCGCCGGCGTAGAGGGAGTGCGTCCCGCTCGGGCCGATGCACTTCACGTCCGCCCACCGGGCCCGGAGCGAGTCGGGCGCCGGGCCCGAGCTCCGCGCGAGGTCGGCGTAGCAGGGCCGGCAGAAGTCGCTCGTATCATCGTCGCCGGCGAACACGGCGCCGGCGAGGGCGCAGCCGCGGCCGGAGGGATCATGATCGTACCCGTCGAGCGGGTCGACGAAGGCGTGACCGGGAATGTCATACGGGCTCCGATCCATCCGGTAGCCGGGCGAGTGGTGCCGGTCGCCGCGAGGCGCCGTGCACAAGTCGCACAGGTCATACCGGATCCGGAGGGCCGTCACGTCCGGGCGAGTCACCGGGAGGTCTCCTTCCTGATCCGAGGGGCTCCGTTCCGAGCGGCGCCTCCGAGAGAATTCTCTCACGATCGGTCCGGACTGTCAAGCGTAGATAGGGCTAGACAGACGTAGCCGGAGGGAGTACGATCGGCGCAATCCCGGCGCGGCCGGGTCGGAGCATGGAGGGCCGAGATGGATCGGCAGGAATGGCTCGAGCGTCGCCGGAAGGGCATCGGCGGGACCGATGCGGCGGCGATCCTCGGGCTCTCGAAGTACCGCACGGCAATCGACGTATGGGCAGAGAAGACGGGCCGGCGCCGGCACGATCGCGAGATGACGGCGCCTATGAAGTGGGGCCTTCTCCTCGAGGAAGTCATCGCGCGCGCCTACACGGAAGAGACGGGCCGGATCGTCCGCCGGGTGCCGATCCGGAAGCATCCACGCCTCGACTTCGTGATCGGATCCTTCGACCGGCTCGTGCTCGCGACGGAGTACCTCCCGGGGAAGATCCTCGAGATCAAGACGGCACGCTCCGACGACGGCTACGCCGAGCGCGGGAGCGAGCTCGCCGTCGCGGCGCCGAGGCGGATCCCGCCGATGCACTACGTACAGGTGCAGCACTACCTCGGCATCTCCGGGCTCGCCGAGGCGGACGTCGCCGTGCTCTTCGGCGGGAGCGACTTCCGGATCTACCCGATCCCGCGCGACGACGAATTCATCTTCGACCTCTACGCGGAGCTCGGCCTGTGGTGGAACGCCTACGTCGTCGGGGACGTACAGCCGCCGGTCGGCCCGGACGATGCGGCCTTCCTCTCGAGGAAGTACCCGCGCGACCTCACGGAAGAGACGATCGCGACGCCCGAGATCGTCGAGACGCTCGAGGCGCTCCTCGCGCTCCGGGACCGGATCGACCTCCTCGAGCGCGACCGTGACGCGATGGAGAACGCGATCAAGGAATACATGGGCGACGCCGGGAAGCTCATCTCGGCGCTCGGCACCGTCTCGTGGAAGGCGAACGATCGGCGGACGACGGGATGGAAGGAGGTCGCCGGCGCGTACCGGAAGCTCGCGATCGAGCGGATCGGCGGAGACGTCATTCTCGACGAGCTCGACTCGCTCGAGGGGCTCTATACTCAGTCGAACACGGTCCGGCCGTTCCGGGTCACTCGGAGTAAGGAGAAGGTATCATGACTCCACGCCCGCAGGACAGGCGGCGCGAGCTCGATCCGGAGGCGGCGGCCGCCAACCGGGCCCGCGCAGTCGTCGCGTACGATCCGGTCGCGGCCGGCCGTGCGCTCACACAGGCAGTCGAGGAGCGCCGGCCGCAGCTTGCCGCGCTCCTCGGCGTCGAGCTCGACTCGGAGCGAGGGAAGGCGATCGTCGATCGCTTCGTCACGGTCGCGCTCCACGCCGCGACGAGCCGGCCGGATCTCCTCATGGCGACGAAGGAGTCGCTCGTCGAGTCGATCCGTGACGCGGCGATGCTCGGCCTCGAGCCCGTCGGCGCGACGGGCGACGGGGCGATCGTCGTCTACCACGAGCGGCGGACCGTCAACGGCCGCGACGAGTGGGTCGACGTGGCGCGCTTCCAACCGATGTACCGCGGGCTCCTCAAGCTCGCCCGCCGGTCGGATCAGCTAGCCTCGATCGACGCGCACGTCGTCTACGCCGGAGATCAGATCGAGCTCGATCTCGGGTCGCAGCCGAGCGTCCGTCATGCGCCCGCGCTACAGGGGCGCGGGAAGCCGATCGGCGTCTACGCCGTGGCCGAGCTCACGAACGGGCGCCGGTACGTCGATTGGATGCCGATCGCCGACGTCGAGGCGGTCCGCAAGGTCTCGAAGGCGGCGGACAAGGGCCCGTGGGTCTCATTCTGGTCGGAGATGGCACGGAAGACGGCGATCCGCCGGCTCATGAAGAGGCTCCCGCTCGAGACGCTCGCCGAACACGCGATGCGCCTCGAGTCGGAGGCGGAGGAGCGCGCCTCGCTCCCGATGATCGCGGCGCCCGTCGAGGTCTCCGACGCGCGAGCCCGGCTCCGGGCCCGCTTCGGTGCCGTCGAGGAGCCCGTCGCGGAGCTCGAGGCGGGCGCGCCCGCCGTAGACGGCTCAGGAGCGGCGGAAGTGCTCGAGACGCACGACGCGGCGCCCGAGGTCCGGAACGTGTCACCGGAGCCGGCGCCGGCCGCCGTGGACCCGAATTGCGGGGCCGGCTCCGACCCGGCGCTCGGCGACGTCGAGATCTGCAACCTCCCGACCGGGCATTCGACCCGCGCCGGGCACAAGCGTATCGACCCGGAGACGGGGGAGGTGCTCGCAACATGGCCGGTGGCGAAGTGATCGTGTATCTCAAGGTCGCCGAGGCGGCGGCCGCGATGGGCCTGTCGGTCTCCGCCGTGAAGCGGATCTCGCCGGCGGACCTCCCGTACACGCGGGTCGCCTCGCGGGGCGATCGGCGCTACCACGTCGACGACGTGCGTCGCTACCTCGCGGCGCGGCGCGTCGACGGGAGGTGAAGAGGCTAGGCGCGAAGGATCCGGTCACGCCGGAGCTCCGCGCCTACGTCCTCACCCGCGACGCGGCGTGCGTCGTCGCGCTCCTCGTCATGCGGCACGAGCTCACCTTCGCGGACGTCGGCGGGTGCCGGGACCGCAAGGGGCGCGAGCTCGGCCTCCTGATCTCCGTCGGCCCGTCCCTCTTCGGCGAGCTCCTCACCGTCGCGCACGTGCGCGACCGCATGGGCGGCCGGCTCGGGCTCCGCCCGGCGTCGACTGCGCGCCGGCTCGCGGCCGTATGTCACGGGCACCATCTACTCGATCCCGTCGTCGATCGCCGCGACGTGCGCCCGGTCGTCGACGCCTACCTCGAAGGGCTCGAGGGCCCGGGACCGTCCTCGCGCCCGTGGGAGCGCATCGCGCGCGTCCGCGGCGCGCTATCCTCCTCACCATCGGAACAGGAGGGTACAGATGGGCCGGAGTGACGGCTTCGAGACGGCGGACGTGTCGGTCGACCTCTTCGACGACGACCGCGTCCGGAAGCTCGCCCGGAGGATCGGGCCCGCGCAGATGCAGACGGCGATGGTCGTCCTCGTCGGGACGATCCTCGGCTCATGGTCGGAGGGTCGGCGCGTCCGGGCCGACGAGGCGGCTCCGCTATGGCTCCCGCTCGAGCTCGTCGGGCCGGCCGTCGACGACCTCCGATCCGTCGGGCTCCTCGACAGGACGGGGCGCGTATCGGTGCGCTCATGGGCGCGAAGGTACGAACCTGTGCGCGAACGGCGCGAGAGGAACCGCGAGCGATGGTCGCGGTACAACGCATCGCGAACGGGAGGAACCGCGGACATACCGCGCGGTAGCCGCGCGGATACCACCGCTTCCGTTCCTCTCCTCTCCGATCCTATCCGTCCGTCGCGCGGGCGCGCGCGAGAGACGAGGTCGCAAGCGACCGGAGAGACGGGCGGGCCGGTCTCGCTCGCGGAGGCGATGGCGGCGACTCCCTTCGGGGCGGAGCTCCTCGCGAAGAGAGGGTCGTCGTGAGCGATCTCTTCGGCTACGATGACGAGGACGGCCGCTCGCCCGCTCCCGGATCCCGTGGGCCCGCAGCGGACCGGGCCGATGGCCTTCCTTCGGTCCGAGCGGGCGCGGGCCGGCCGTCACCTTCCTACTGGCCGTGCGGCTTCGTGAAGCTCACCGCGGCCGATCGTGAGCTCGCGCAGGAGTGCGCCGAGGTCATGATGCGGAGGGCCCGGGCGACGCACGCGACCGATCGCTTCGGTACGCCGTCGACCCGCTCGCACTACATCGGGGCGCTCGGCGAGGTCGGCTTCGCCCGGTGGATCCGCTTCCCGTGGAAGTGCCATCCCGGCGACACGCACGGGAAGACGGACGTCTTCGGCTACGAAGTGCGGGCCGTCGGGCCCGACGTCCGGACGCTCTACGTGAAGACGAAGGGCAACGATCGCCACGAGACGGAGATCGCCGGCGTCGCGATCCTCGCCGGCCGGGACGCCGACGGCGTCATCTCGAGAGAGGCGGCCGTCTTCGTCCTCGGATGGATAACGGCCGGCGAGCTCCGGAGGCTCGGCCGGCTCGGCGACCCGGGCAACCGCGGCGCTCCCGGGTACTTCCTCGAGGATCTTCGGAAGCTCCGGCAGGACGGATGGAGGCAGCCGTGATAGAGGTAGCCGTGCTCGCTCTCGTGTGCTTCGTCGTCGGCGGCCTTGCCGGCGCAGTCGTGACGCTCATCATGGCGGCGGCGATCGCCGGCGGTCGCGCCGATGACGAGATGGATGCTCTACGGAACAGGAGGAAGGAATGACTACGTCGATCGAGCTCCCGTGCGTCCTCGAGATGGTCGTCGAGTGCCCGAGGTGCGGCGACGTCGCCGCGATCGCCGTCGGGCTACACGGCCGGCTCGTCGCCGATGACGACGGGACGGGCACGCTCAAGGTCCGCGTCGATCAGAAGGCAGTCGAGCACGTGTGCGCGCAGACGCGCCTCGATCGCGTCCCGGGCTTCGTGACATTCGAGGCGCAGGGGCGGAAGGTCACGATCGACGCCGATGAGGGCCTCGAGCGGCTCGAGTCGATCTCTCGAGGCGAGATCTCATGACGGAGACGGGGCCCGCGACGCTCCGCTTCATGCCCGACGGCGAAGATGCGCCGTGGATCCTCCCGGATTGGGCGGTCTACCGCGAGGGCGCGCCGACGACGTGCCGCTCGTGCAGGGCGGTCGTCCTTTGGGTCGAGTCGGCGGTCGACAGGCAAGCGCGCTCCGATCAATCCCGACGGGATCTCGCACTTCGCGACGTGCCCGGACGCGGCGAAGTGGAGGAAGCCGAAGTGATCGTCGACACGATCGTCCCGATCGGGCTCGCGATCGCGCTCGCGCTCGGGTACGATCTCGGCCTCGAGCCGGCGACCGGAACACGGTCCGCGCCGGCTCTCGAGGAGGTCCGGACCGCGATCCCTCCGGACCTCACTCCCTCGGCGACGCGGCCTCCGGGCCCGTCGGCCGCACCGGCTCCGACCCGCGTCGTCCGGGGGATAGCATCCACGTACGGTCCCGGCTTCGCCGGCTACCTCGCTCTCCCGGAGGGGCGCGGGATCCGGGTCCGCGTGTGCGGGCCCGCGGCGTGCGTGGTGCGAACCTCGAACGATGCGGGCCCGGCGCTCTCCGCGCAGCGGGCCGGCCGGGTCGTCGACCTCAGCGTCGCCGACTTCGAGACAGTCTCCGGGTCCGGATGGCGCCGGGGCCTCGTGCGCGTGACCGTGGAGTACCTCCGATGAGAGCCCGGATCATCTTCGGCGCGCAGATGGCCGACCTCGCGGCCTTCATGGTCGGCGTGTCGGCCGTCGGGATCGGAGGGGAGTCGAATGTCGCGATGGGCGGGCTCTACGCGCTCGGCGGTATGACGGCGGTCGTCCTCGTCAAGAGCTCGGGTGCCGTGGCGCTCGCCTACATGGGCCCGCGGGCGGGGCGATGGTGGATCCTCCCGGCCGGCGCCGGCCTCGCCGGAGCGGCGACGGCGATCGCCACGGTAGCGCGGGCGGCGTAGGATGCCGTCATGGATCCGCGGCGGTGCTACTGGTGCGATCGGCCGACGGCGGAGCTCTTCCCTCCGGAGGGAGCCCGCCTCGCCGGCTCGCCTCCGCTCCCTCTCCCGTCGCGCATGACGGAGCGCGAGCGGCTCCGCTTCCTCCTGTGCCTCGAGTGCATGGTCGTCTTCGCCGGGCTCCGCTACCGACGCGACGCCGAGCTCATGGAGGCGGGACGTGCGTGATCTCTCGCACTACGGCGACCCGCCGACGCCTCCGCGCGACGAGACGCGGGCGCTCCGGATCATCGCCCGCGTCGTCGTCTTCGCCGCGCTCGGCTTCGTCTCCGCGGCGCTCGCGGCCGCTCTCCTCGGGTGGCGATGATGGGCCGGCCGGCGAAGCTCGAGGATCTCATCATCCTCGACGGGCAGCCGCGCAAGCGATGGGAGGTCATCGTCGAGCGGGTGCGCGCTGGATCGTACGCGGAGGTCGCCGCGGCCTCGACGGGCGTGCATCATTCGACGTTCTACCGATGGCGGCAGCTAGGCGAGGACCGCTTCGAGGACGGGAAGAGGATCCCGGCACGCCCGGAATACCGGGAGTTTCGCGAGGCGCTAGATCGCGCCGAGGCGGAGTCGGAGGAAGAGGCGATCGCGCACGTCCGCAAGGCGATGGGGACCGATTGGAAGGCGGCGATGACGTACCTCGAGCGTCGAGCTCCGCAACGGTGGAGACGCCGCGAGACCGTATACGGAGCAGGGCCCGCCGATGACGATCCAATCCCTCCCGCCCGGCGCCTCCGGGTCGAAGTCGACGAGGACGCACCCGGCAAGCTCGCCGAGCTCGTCGAGCTTCTCGAACGCGCAGCGGGCGGCGAGCCTACCGCCTGATCGGGCGACCGCGGCGCTCCGGAGCGTCACGATCCGAGGCATCCCGGGCCCGTACGTCCCGCACGATCCCCTCTCGGCCGGCCGGGAGAACATTCCGCAAGCGGCCTTCTGTCTTCTCGACGACCTCGAGGCGTTCTACGGCGGGGCCGCCGGCGGGGGGAAGAGCGACGCGCTCCTCATGACCGGCTTGCAATACGTCGACGTGCCCGGGTACGCGGCGATCATCTTCCGGCGCACCTTCACGGACCTAGAGCTCCCGGGCGGCCTGATCGAACGATCGCAGGAGTGGCTCGGCGGGACGACCGCGCGGTGGATCGACCGGATGCACACGTGGGCCTTCCCGGCAGGGTCGACGCTCTCCTTCGGCTACCTCGAGAGCGAGCAGGACAAGTACCGCTACAAGTCCGCCGAATTCCAATTCGTCGCCTTCGACGAGCTCACGCAATTCAGCGAGGCGCAGTACCGCTACCTCTTCTCGAGGCTCCGGCGCCCGTCGAAGATGGCCGACCCGGCGCTCTTCCGCGTCCCGCTCCGGATGCGTGGCGCCTCGAACCCGGGCGATCGCGGGCACGCATGGGTCCGCCGACACTTCATTCCGCGAGAGGTCGTCGACCCGGACACGGGCGAGCATCGCTTCGAGGTGCCGAAGGATCCAGCCTCCGGACGTCGCCGGATCTTCATTCCCGCGAAGATCACGGACAACCCGTATCTCGATCAGGAGAGCTACATCGCGAACCTCCGGCGGCTCGATCCCCTCGAGGCGGCTCGGCTCGAGCGCGGCGATTGGGACGCGACGGAGGGCGGTAAGCTCTTCGCTCCCGGCAAGGAACAGTACCTCCCGGTGCGGCCGGCCGACGTGCCGCGATGGTGCCGCCATTGGGACTTCGCGGCGACCGACGAGCGCGAGGGAGACGACCCGGACTACACGGCCGGGACGCTCCTCGGGCGAGCTCGCGACGGGAAGATCATCGTCGGCGACGTCGTGCGCGGCAGATGGTCGCCGGCGCGCGTCGAGGAGATCCTGCGCTCCACGGCCGAGCGAGACGGGCGGGCGACGATGATCCGGCTCGAACAGGAGCCCGGCTCGGCCGGCAAGGCGAACGTGTCGCACTACGTCCGGCACGTGCTACACGGCTTCGACGTCAAGGGCGTTCGCCCGACAGGCGAGAAGGCGGTCCGGGCCCGGGCCTTCTCGGCGCAATGGGACGCCGGGAACGTCTACCTCGTGCGGGGCCCGTGGAATGCGGAGTACGTCGAGGAGCTCGTCGCCTTCCCGAGCTCGGGCGTGCACGACGATCAGGTCGACGCGACGAGCGGTGCCTTCGAGGCGATCGTCGGGTATCGCCGGAGGCTCCGTCCGGCGTAGCGCGAGGGTGTAGGATCGCCGCGAGCGCGGGGCTCTTCCGCGACGATGGGAGGTTCCTCGGATGTCTTTCTGGTACACCGGCGCGAAGGAGAAGATCGCGAAGGGGACGCTCAATTGGTTGGAGTCGGGCGGGATCGACGCGCGCGTGCTCCTCGCCATGTCAAACACGACGGCCGACACGGATCAGGACGCACTCACGATCTCCGGGATCGGCACGCTCGACGAATACGACGGCTCCGGCTACAGCCGGGCACAGATCGCCGCACAGGCAGTCACGCGCGACGACCCGAATAACCGGGCGGAGCTCTCCGGCACCTCTCCGATCTCCTTCGGGGCGACGGTCGGCGCCGGCTCTCGCTCGGCGGCCGGCGCGGTCGTCTACGCGCACGTCGACGGCACCGCGGCGAATGACTGGCCGATCGCGTGGATTGACACCGGCGGCTTCCCGATCAATGGCGGCGGCGGGCCGTTCCAGATCGCGATCAACGCCGAGGGCCTTCTGCAAGCGACCTAATCCGGGAGGGGAGGGCTCCTCCCGTGGCGATCTCTATCCGCGGCAACGCCGGCGCGTGGGTCGCGACGGCGGCCGCCTCGAGTCTCACGCCGACCCTCCCGACGCACGTCGCCGGGGATCTCCTGATCGTCCGCGTGGCGGCGAAGGGCGTCAGCGGAGCGGCGCCGTCGACGGTTACGATCTCGTGCTCGACGTCGGGATGGAACCCGTGCGGGACGCAATTCCAGAATGGGACGACGGTCAACGCGAACGGCCTCGGGTCGCTCGCGTTCCGTGCCTTCTACAAGATCGCCACGTCCTCTTCCGAGACGAACCCGCAGATTGACTTCGGAGTCACGCCGTCGCCGGGCATGGCGGCGGCGGTCGTCTACCAGAAGGGTGCCGGCGAGTCATGGATCACGCCGACCGGGGCCGGCGGCGGCGACTCTACCCTCCGCACCGCTCATACGGCGACCATCGGGTCGCATATCTCGACGACGGCCGGCGACATGGTCGACTTCTACTCCGCGTGGGGCGATAACTACGCGGCGACCGTCCCGACCTTCACACAGGCGGGCCTCACGCTAGACACCGTCGCCGAGCAGCCCGCCGCGGCGGGATCGTTCTCCGACGGCAACGATGGGGCGGCAGACGGCGGCTACCGGCTCGTCTCGTCGGGCACGTCTTCGGCGGCGGCGGTCGTCACCGGCACCTTCGGCAACTCGGAGCAGGGCGGCTCGTGGACGACTCGCCTCCGGGTCGTCGCGACGACGGAGGTCACGCCGGATCCGGTCGCGCTCCCGCTCGCGGTCACGACGCCGACCGTCACCGCGGGCCGGCTCCTCGCACCGGCTCCCGTCGCGCTCCCTCTCGCGGTCGTCGACCCGGTCGTCACGGTAGGCGTGCTCCTCGCCCCGGCTCCTGTAGCCGTGGCGCTCGCCGTCCCGATCCCGACCGTCACGGCCGACGCGGCGCCGGTCATCGTCACTCCGGCTCCGGTAGAGCTCGTGCTCGCCGTGCCGACGCCGGGCGTCTCGGCCGGCGTGCTCCTCGCCCCTGCGCCCGTGGCGGTCGTCCTCGAGACTGTCGCTCCCGTCGTCTCAGCCGGCCGGCTCGTCTCTCCTGATCCCGTCGCGGTCGTCCTCGCGGTCACGACGAACCCGGTCACGGTCACGACGGAGCTCCATCCGGACCCGGCGCCCGTCGTGCTCGAGGTGCCGATCCCGACGGTCACGGCCGGCACCGCGGCTACGTCGGTCTCGCCCGATCCCGTCGCACTCACGCTCGCCGTTCCGACGCCGACGCTCCTCGTCGGTCGCGAGCTCGAACCCGCGCCCGTCACGCTTCCGCTCGTCGTGCCGGTGCCTATCGCGACCGCGGGCGTCCTCGTGTCGCCGGCGCCCGTCGAGCTTGTGCTCTCCGTCCCGGTGCCGACGCTCGTCGTCGGGATCATCCTCGCGCCCGCGCCCGCGCCCGTCGTGCTCGAGGTTCCGACGCCGGTCGTCAACGTGGGCGGCTCCGTCACGGTTTCGCCGGCTCCCGTGGCACTCGTGCTCGAGGTTCCGACGCCGACGGTAGCGGCGACCGTCTACCTCGAGCCGGCTCCCGTCGGGCTCTCTTTCGAGGTTCCGATCCCCGTCGTCTCCGCCGGCGTGCTCGTGACGCCCGATCCTGTGCTCCTCGAGCTCGCGGTCCCGACGCCCGTCGTCGCGGCGTCCGTGCTCCTCGCGCCCGATCCTGTCGAGCTCGTGCTCGCGGTTCCGGTGCCGCTCGTCACGAACACGGACATAGGCGTCCTCGTGACGCCGGCTCCCGTGCCTATCGCTCTCGTCGTCGGGAGCGTGACTGTTACGATCTCCGGGCACCCGAAGGTCGTCGTCGTCGCCGCGGATGCGAGGCGGATCTCCGTCGTCCCGGTCGACTCGAGGCGTAGCATCGCCGCGGCGGGCGACGATCGCCGCGTGCTAGTGGAGGTCGGCGATGGCTAGGTACACGAAGGGCGAAGAGGTCCGTCTCACGGGCACCTTCCGCGTCGGAGGCGTGCTCACGGACCCGACGGTCGTCACGCTCACGATCCGCGATCCAAACGGGGCGCAGACGACGCCGACGGCTACGAAGAGCACGACGGGGACGTACTACGCCGACCTCGCCGTCGCGACGGAGGGCCTGTATCACTACCGCTTCGAGGGAACCGCGCCCGCGCTCGGGGCCGCCGAAGGGAAGCTCGAAGTGAGGAGTGACTTCGGATGAGCCGGATCAAGGCGTGGATCCTCCGCTTCGTCGGGCGCTCCGGCGATGGATGGGCCTTCCTCACGGGCCGGCAGTCGGCAGACGCCCGCAAGGTCGGCGACGGATCGGGCTCGTCGATCGTCGTCGCGGCGGTCGGATGGATCGCCCGCAACTTCCCGGAGGCGCCCGTCCGGGTACAGCGCAAGAACGATGACGGCGAGCTCGAGCTCGCGAACGATCCCGGCGTCGAGGCGTTCCTCGAGCTCCTCCGGCACCCGAACGATTGGTACAGCGGGATCCTCCTGTGGATGGCCTCGATCGTCGACTATTGGATCCGCGGGAATTCCTATTGGGTCAAGATCCGGGACAAGTCGACCGGGAACCGGGTCGTCGCCTTGTGGTGGATCCCTTCGTGGGCGATCGCGCCGGCGTGGCCGGAGAGCGACCCGTCCGTCTACATCTCGCACTACGTCTACAAGCCGAACGCCGACACGATCCTCGAGATCCCGCCCGAGGACGTCGTGCACTTCCGATGGGGCTTCGACCCGCAGAACATTCGCGTCGGCCTGTCGCCGCTCGGCTCCGTGCTCCGGGAGATCTTCACGGACGAAGAGGCGGCGAGCTACACGTCGACGATCCTCCGGAACCTCGGCGTCCCGGGGATCGTCATCTCGCCCGGCGAGGACGTCGACCTCGAGGCCGAAGACGCCGAGGCGATCAAGGAGCAATTCCGGCAGCAATTCTCGGCCGACCGGCGGGGCGACCCGATGGTGCTCGCGGCGAATGCGAAGGTCGACCGGGTCTCCTTCTCGCCGGCGGAGCTCGATCTCCGCACACTCCGGCGGATCCCCGAGGAGCGCGTCTCGGGCGTCCTCGGCGTGCCGGCGATCGTGGCGGGCCTCGGCGCCGGCCTCGATCGGTCGACGTTCGCGAATTTCGGCGAGGCTCGAGAGGCGGGATGGGAGGAGAACCTGATCCCGACGCAACGCCTCCTCGCGGCCGAGCTCGAGTCGCAGCTACTCGACGACTTCGTCCCGGACCTCACCGGCTACGTCGTCGACTTCGACGTCTCGAAGGTCCGGGTGCTACAGGAAGACGAGAATGCGAAGTGGGCCCGCTACGGGGCCTCGGCGAAGGATGGCCTGATCCTCCTCTCCGACTTCCGGCGCGGCGTGGGCCTCCCGGTCGACGAGGAGCTTCACGACGTCTACCTTCGCGATGCGCGGATCGTGGCGATCAGGGCCGACTCGCCCGAGGCTACGGGGATCGAGGAAGAGGCGCCGGCCGAGGAAGTGCTCGGCGGCGTGCCTGTCGAGGAGCCCGAAGAGCCGGCCGAGCCGACGGTCGAAGAGGAGCTCTCGGCGCTCGAGGAGCTCGTCGCTCCCGCTCCCGCATCGGGCAACGGATCCGCTCCGCCCGTCCCGACCGGGGCGTAGCTCGTGGCCGCGGCCGCGGTCGCACCCGCGCGTACAGCGCGCGTACAGCGCGCGCTACCCGCGCGCGCCTCGCGGGCGTCACAGGCGGCGAGGGCGCGCACGATCGCGCAGCATGAGCGGCGCTACGTCAAGGTCGCCGATCGGTACTTCGCCGGCTTCTATCGGCGCGTCGCTCCCACGTGTGCCCGCGTCGCGCGCGACGTCAAGCTCACGAAGGCGGACCTCTCGATTGTCTCCGAGGTCTACGCGAAGCTCGGGACGTTCGCGTGGGATCAGGAGACGCGGATCCTCACGAGGGCTACCTCGCCCGTCCTCATCGGGGCGATGACGGACGCATGGCGCTACGTCGACGCCGAGGTGCCGGGCGCCGGCGTCTCTTTCGACCTCAACGCACGCCCGGTCCGCTCGATTGTCGGAGGCGTCGGCCTCCGGATCCGACAGGTAGAGGACACGTCGAGGCAGCGGATCGCGACGATGATCGCGGACGGGATAGAGAAGGGCCTCTCCGTCGAGCAGATCGTCCGCGGCGTGCCTCCCGGGAAGACGTCCGTCCGGGGCCCGATCCCGGAATTCCCGGGGATCCGCGGCCTCGTCGACTCGTGGACGTCGACCGGCACCGTAGGCTTCCGCGGCGGCGGGACGGGCACGGGCTCCCGTAGCTACCTGATCGCCCGGACGGAGGTCGCGAACGCATACAACCTCGCGGCGTGCGACGCCTACGCCTCGAGCGGCGTCGACTTCCTCGAGGTCTTCGACGGGCAGGATTGCGGATGGAGCTCGCACGACTCGCCCGACACGGCGCACGGGTCGATCCGCTCCGTCGAGGAGTGCGCGCGGCAGCCGATCTCGCACCCGCGATGCCAACGTGCCTTCGGGGCCCGGCTCGACGCGACCGTCGCGGCTCCGTCGCCGTACGCCGACTCTCGAGCTCGAGGCGGATCCGTACCGGGTGCGACGCCGGGTATCGGCGCGGTCGACCCGCTCGACGCCGAGGCTCTACACCTCTCCGGGTATGAGAAGGTCTCGCGCCCGTCGGCGGACGTCGCACAGGCGGCGCAGCGTCAATGGGAGCGGGCCCGGGCCGCCGAGCCGGGGATCTCGAAGGCGCTACAGGTCGTCACGGACGGCCGGATGGTCACGTATGACGAGGCATTCGCACAGGCGGCGGCGGCTCCCGGCGGCGACCTCGCCGGCTTCGCGGCGCGCCGGAAGAGCCTCACCTCCCTGTCGCGGAAGATGCAGTCGGAGATCGACGAGGTCGCCGTCAAGGAAGCGCGCGCGATCTCGGGCGCCGAGGCGGCGACGCGGATGGGCGACACGGTTCGCTATACGGTCCGCTTCCAACCGGGCGAGTACGGCGCCGGCGCGCGGCAGATCGCGCAGGAGCTCGTCGACGCCGGCAATCGACCGTGGGCGCCGATCAATCCGAAGACGGGGCTCCCGGAGGTCCGATGGAAGGTCAAGTGGGCCGACGACGTCGACCCGGCCTACCGCGGGATCAACTCGAATTGGGTCTCGCCGAACGGGACCGTCTTCGAGGTGCAATTCCATACGCCGGCTTCCTTCTACGTGAAGGAGAACCTCAATCACAAGCTGTACGAAGAGTGGCGCCTCCCGACGACGTCGGTCGCTCGGCAACAGGAGCTCGTGGCGGAGATGGCGCGGAACATAGCTTCGATCGAAGTCCCGGGAGGCATCCCGAGCGCGACGGAGATCTCGGCGATGGCGGCGCGCGAGACGGCTTCCGGGGCGGCGGCGGCCGCGGCGCGCAGCTTCGACGTCTTCGCCGACCCGGACGTCGTCGCGGCTCGAGCTCGATACGATGCCTTCCGGGCGATCGCCGGGCCGCAACAGGGCGAGGAGCTCGTCGCTCTATACGACGAATACACGGCTCTCGTGCGGTCGACGATCGCCCGGCACAAGGCGACGATCCGGGCGATGCCGGTCGACGAGGCGCGGACGGCGCTCGCGCGCACGCGCTCGGAGCTCGCGGATCTCGAGGCGGGGATGAGCAGGGCCCGGGACGCCCGGCAGACGGCAGAAGCGACCCGTCTACGCGAGGCTCGGGACTTCCTCCGCCGGCGGGAGGCGGAGCTCCGGGCGAAGCTCCCGTTTGACGAGCGCGTCATCGCGCGCCCGCTCGAGGAGGGCCTCGAGTGGCAGACTCGCACCCGGGCGTATGACACGATGCGATCGGCGACGCTCATCCTCGAAGACGAGCTCCTCTCGACGCTCGGGCTCCGATCGAAGTGGACGGGCAAGGTAGAGATCGGCGGGACGGGCCCCGGCGCGCTCGCGGAGATGGGATGGGAGGGCGACCTCGGCCTCGCTAGGTCGATGGGCCGGAAGTCACAAGCGGACTACCTTCACGCGATCGTGCACGAGTCGCTCCATTCGTTCTCCGACGCCGAGCCCGGGACGTACCTCTTCCGGCGCGGATGGGAGGAAGGCGTCGTCGAAGGCATGACGCGCGTGCTAGAGACGAAGGTCGGCGCGAAGA